TCTTTAATCATACGTGCAATTTCACCCGGAACATTACCTGCACCTGATGCTTGAGCGGCTGACATCATGCTTTCTTTGATCTCTTCTTTGATCTTGCGCATTTCATCTTTTGAATATTTAGGTTGCTTGCTACTTATATTACTATTATTGTTGCCGTCTTCTTCACCGTCACCTTCCCAGTCTAAATGCTCGTCAAGTAATTCGCCTAATTGATTTAAAAAGTCATCACCGTTTTGTTTTGCTTGTTCAAAAATATCATCATACACTTCTTCAGAAGACCATGTATCGTATTTAAAGTCCTGATAGCAATCAACGAGCTTAGGAATAGTACCAATACGATCACGTACTAGTAAGTTATTAACAATGTAATCTGCGGCAATATTATATATTTGTCCGTCTCTATCTTCTCTGCGAGTTAAGTGATCAAATACACAATGTAAAATTTCGTGTGCAATAACAAATTCAATCTCTTGATTTGACATTGCGTTAAAGAATTGAGTGTTAAAGAATAAGTTTCTGCCATCTACAGCGGCAGTGGGTAACCAATCATCAGCGGCCTTAATACGTAAACGTGTAGCCATGTTACCAAAGAATGGGTGACGTAATAAAAGACCAATACGTGCAACAATAATCCTGTCCATTACATCTATACGCATTGTTTCCAATGCTGCTGGTGTAATATCCGGATCTGGTATCCATCTTTGCTTAGTTGCAACGCTCATGTGCTATATCCTCTTTGCCTTGTTTATACTATAATTATATAGCATCTTGTTACTAAAGTCAAGAAAAAATGGAGGTTTTTTGTACGGGAACCTCCAAACCCAACACACCTTAAGACCTTGTTTGTGCGGCCTTAATATACTTTCCAAAACGCTCATGGAACTCATCAAAACATTCAATTTCGTCTGGATCAATCGGTAATTCATATTGGGTCAACGCCAATTTCATACCCATTACTACCAGCTCAGTTTCGAAGTTATCCATTGCAAAACGTAAGAAGTTATTAACTTTAGTATCAAACTTCTTATCGTTCTTATCCGAGCTTTCTTTTAGTTCGTAGCAGAGCGAAACAGTGAGGGAATACATAGCACTGATTTCTTTCTGTTTCAACTCAGTTACCTTACCTTCTAGAATATCTGTCGGGTTAGGCATAGTTGACGCTACTTTGCGGTGTGCCATAAACTTAACTGCAAGACCTTCACCAATGGCACCTGATACAAGGTCTGTTGTAGTTTCTGCTTCTATATCGTCATCTAACAATTCAGAAACAAAAGTCCACGAACGTGGAGTTGCAAAAGAACGACTTGGACTTTTTGGATCAAAGTCATATAAGTCTTTCTTTGCAAACTGTAAATAACCAGCTACATCTGGATGTATGCCGTTAGCTACAGCCCACTGGAACCAATCATCAAATGATACAGTTAATTCTAAGTGAATAAAACGGTTTGCCAACGGTGCTGGCATTCTGTATGTAACACCTTTATCTGCATCACGATTACCTGCCGCAACAATAAGAACATTGTCCGGAAGTGTGTAAGTACCAATCTTGCGATTAAGAATAAGTTGATAAGCTGCAGCTTGCACACTAGGTGCTGCTGAGTTCATTTCATCTAAGAATAAGATGATAAATTTGTGTAGTTTAGCAAATTCTTCTGTTGGAAGTTCTGCTGGCGGTGCCCAAACCATTGTACCTGAATTGCTATCAAAGTATGGAATACCTTTAATATCTGTAGGCTCCCATAATGACAGTCTAATGTCAATTGTATGAGCGTCGATTGAATCACCGACTTGCTGAACAATTTCAGATTTACCAATACCTGGGGGTCCCCATAAAAAGACTGGACGTTTCTTTTTCATTGCATGAAGAAGACTTGTCTTTGCTCTGTTAGGAGTAATTTGTCGAATAGCTAAGTTTTCCATTTGTATTTCCTCTAGTAGTATGTATATCAGTTATCAGTGCTATCTTCTAACTATGTATACTATTATACGGTCTAATGGAACGGTTGTCAACCGTTAATGGAACTTTATTTGTCTTTTATTTGTCTTTTGTTTGCCGCGACATGGCCTTAGCTAGTCCATACTTGCGTAGATCTCCTGAAAAGAGACCCAGTTCGACTGCCTTTCGTTCACTTGTAACGAACATACTATGCTTGGAAATGTAGTATGGACAGTCTATAAACTTGTCTAAGAAGATAATAATTTGTGTAGTAATTGGCATGTCTGCTGGATAAGGAATTTCGTACGTAGCTAAGTCAATGGTATTAATCACATCAAACCCTAACTCTGTTAGACGTAGTCCACCTGAGGTCTTTTCTCTTGTATTCTGCCACCATATTGGCATGTACTCAGCAACAGTTGCACTATTGACAGTTTTGTTGAGTTGTTTAAGAAAGACTTTAGTGTACGTTTCTTTCCAGTTCATTCTGCAACAACAATCTCGCCCGATGTTAACATAACAACGGTAAAGTCTTCACAGTTAAATAAGTCGTTAAGTTTTTTTGATAAGTTTATTGCATGGCCTGGATTTGAAAAGGAGACCTTTTTATATTTTGGACCAGGATAGTTTGTAATAGCGTTTAGGCTTTTAAGATTAAACGGTTTGTTGTTATAGAAAACAGCCCATATTGCTTCTGCATCTAATATCTGCTCTGCACGGTAAGTTTTCTTATCTATATGCTCTAACAGTATCTTTGGTTTAGGTCTACTCATATGCGTCATCCTTAATTATGTACGCATATATTTATCTCTTTCTACTCGATTAACTACGTACTTATTATAGACGCTTATTTCCAGTTCCCGCCACCACCGTCCATGTTAATTTGTATAACTTCGTCATCTCCTCTGCTGTATGACGCTATTAGGCGCTCTAAATCGCCTTCTAAGCGTGTCATTACGATACCTAGTGTAAACGCTAGTGCCTTAGCTTCTGCTGTAGTGAACTTAATCTCTTTAGCGTTACTTGCATCAGCAACCTTTACTTTTTGTAAAAATTGCTGAATTGGAAATGTGTTTAATGGTTCACTTTGCATTTTCAATGCTCAATGCTTGACGCATTTCAAGATCTGTTTTAAACGGTCCTTTAAACTCGTAACGTTCAATAGTAATTAGTTTAGGACAAAAACTCTTTACCCAACCTTTATCAAAACCAATAATGTAGTAACCTGCACAATATAAACTTTTACTCTTGTTACTCTTAGTAAACAACGGTAAACGATTCTTTACATCGTAAAGACTATTATACGGTACACAGCTAGTTGGAAAGTTATATACTTCCTTAAATGCTGTTTTAGTTTCTTCTACAACTTGTGTAATTGCATCAGCAAATAGTGTATTGCCGAATGTCTTTTTAAGTGCTACTTCACTATCAAAGTACTGTGTTGCAGCACCTGAACTAAACAAATATTTGTCTTCTGATAAAGATAGTGTACCTACTCGTTCACCTTCTTGTTCAACAATCCAAAACTTGTCTTTTAAAATAGTTTTTGCTTTTATCATTATGTTTCCTTACTCCGGGTACTTTGCGTTTAGTGGCTCTGCGAAGTATTGTGCCTGATCTGCAATACGTTGCATATCCCACTTAGCACAGAATTTCATAAGACGCATACCTACTTGCTGAACTTGCTTGGGCTTTGCGTTCTCGTCAATTGTTTCGTTAATTATATCTCTAATTTCTTTAGGCTGTGCTGTTAAGTCACACAGTACAACATTACGTTGATAGTCATCTAGTACGCGATGCTCTGCACCTTCATGATCAGTCCAACGTTGTAGCATCATGTTATTCCAGTTAAAGCCTTTATTAGACTTATCATCGTATGCTTCAATAAGGCCAACTTTGTTCTTAGTGCCTTTCTTGCGTACTCCGGGATAAGCACTAAACACATTATCACTTGTGTCGCCACGCATACACTTCTCAAACAACATAAAGTCGGGATGTGGAGCAGGCTTTGCTTCTTTAGTCTTTTTATCAATTACATGATTACCTTTCTTATCAAAATAACCTTCGTGTGTAATTGTTATATCCTGTATGCCGTTATACTGCTTACAGTTAGGTGCAATAAGTTGTGCAAAGTCACCGTCTGTACTAATAATAACATGATTGTCATTAGGGTGTGCTTGTACCCAACCTGCAATAAGATCGTCTGCTTCTAGTTGCGAATGTCGCATAACAGTACAATTAGTCTTTTCTGTAACAAAGTTTTTAAACTCGTCAAAGATTTCCCAAAACGCTGTATCTTCTTCGCTTTCGACAACAGTCATTTTATCACGTGCAACTTGTCTATTACGCTTATATGGTAAGTAAAAGTCTTTACGCCAACTACGTCCTTCTAAACAAAACACAACATGATCTGCGTTAAAGTCTTGCCATGCTTTCTTAACACCTGCAAGTGTAATATGTAGGGCCATGCCTACTTTAGTGTCTAAGTCGCCACGTACTACGTGTCGGGCTCGAAAGAAAGTGTTTGCTGTATCTACTAGAATATAAGTTGCCATATTATGAACACCCCGATATACAAATTGATAAAATGTTGCCATTCTGTAAGAAAGCAACAAGTAGTGTAATGCCTAAAATTTCTAACATAGTTCTGCCTTTGTGTAAATTATAATACTATTATAACACCAGAACTGGCTGTTGTCAATCATTTATCAGCTTACTTCGCTTTTGTCTTTGTCCAAAGGAACTACTTTAATATGACCCATATCTCTATCGGTCGATTGTCCTTCTTCTTCAAGCATTTGAATTATAACACTTCTAAACCATTTATCAACAATTTCTTCATTAGACTCACCGCTGTATCCAGCGTCTAATAGCTGTTCAATGAACTCATTATTCCAATCAAGTTCAAAGAAGCCATTTCTAATGTTGTCAGGATTAACTTGTGTGTCTAACACAGCAACCCATGGTTGGTTATGTTTAGTAGCATATTCCTTTTCTTTGTCAAGAATAGATCTACGCTGTTCTTCTGTAGTTGCTTCTAACGCCGGGTCAAGTACCGGTTTAGTTTTAAACGGATTTAGTTTATTAATTATATCTTTCATATCTTTCATTATAGTCCTGCCTTTCGAGCTCTGTGCTCGGGTGATTCAGTTGATGCTGTCATAGCTTTTTTATGTTGTTCATTGTAATATTCCCTAAGATCATTTGGGCTAAGTCCCCCATGCATTGCCGAAAAGGTCGATATGGAGTCTGGGCGTGAATCGCCAGCCTTGCGCCATACAAAGTTCCGCCACCTCTTTAACGTTAAGGACATATTCTTCCGACCGTCCGCCCAACGGCATAAGATATACCGGACACTCGATCCCGGCGCCCCTATACTCAGCAACAGCTTTTTTAACTTCTTCAACGTCCACACTGTCAGCCACAACAAACTTAAGATAAAGTTGACTATTGCCAACGGTACTATACTGACTAGCAATATTAGGGTTAATAGCGTCCTCCCAAGATTCTCCACTGACACTAAGTTTTGGGGAACAACTCCAAGTAACTTCAAATCCTCTTTGAGCATTGAGGTAGTCGTAGAACCCAGGTTGTAAATCTTGTGAAGTGTTTGTTTCAAATGTAACATTTTTTAAGTCTCTCATACGTGGATGGTCTAGAAGCTCTGTATAAAACTTTTGCCATCCTAACAAAGGTTCACCACCGGTAAATATTAAATGGACATCTTGTCCATTATCCATTGTCCACTTACCTTCTGGAGTAAGTGATAACAAGTGTTCAACTACATCGTCTACATTTCTATCCATCATTAACTTTTTAAACTCAGGATAGATACTTGCATATGTATCACAACCAGTGTGTATAATAGGCAAGTCATTAAAGTCTGTTGTTGTCTTGTGTACTTCTTTGGCAATTAAGTCCGCTACTTCAGGATTGTGTTTAATGCCGTTTGCTTGGTTTTCTGCACGACTAGGTGCATTGCGATCAAGTCCAAAGTTCATACAACGAAAGTTACAACCAAAGGTGCGTAAGAATACACTAGGTACTCCTACAAACTTGCCTTCGCCTTGTACGCTGTAAAACGCTTCAGAATATCTTAGTTTCATTTCCTTCTTCATTAGCAGCTAAACTCCTGTTGTAGTTTAATGTTATCAAAGAACTCTTTCTTTGTTCCTGAATCATCTTTAAAAGCACCTTTTAAAACAGTTGTCTGTGTAAGACTACTATTTGCCATAATGCCTCTGTTCTCACAACACCCATGTGTTGCTTGAATGTAAACACCTAAGTGTTCTGCATTAGTTGCTTTTTGAATCTCTTTAGTAATGTCATTTGCAAGTTCTTCTTGTAGCGTACCACGTCTTGCACACCATTGTGCAATTCTAGTGTACTTACTTAGACCAATTAGTTTTTCTGCTGCAATAATACCAATGTATGCTGTACCAGCTACTGGCTGGTGATGATGCGAACATACGCTTCTAAGTTCTGAACGTACAACTAGCATACCTTCATATCGATCTGCGCTATCATTTGGAAATGCTGTTGCTGTTGGCATAGGATCATACCTTCCTACCATTAGCTCATTAAAATACATCTTAGCAAGACGTCTTGCTGTGCCTTTTGAGTTAGGATCTGTTTCTCTATCAATAAGCAATGTATCTAATACACTTTCAAATGCTACAGTTGCTTCTTCAATAAGTTGTTCTTTATCACCTTGTTGTAAAACTTGTGATATATTATCGCCAGCCCAATGACGAATGTTTTGTTCTTGTAACAAGGCTTTTAGCTCGTTTGCTTTTCCCATTCTTTTATCTCCGATGTTTAGGCAGTGGATTGCCGTTTAAAATACAATGCACAATATACTTTACATTATACATTGTATTTAGGTTTTTGTCAAGCATTAAAATACTTATTAAGCATTTCAAGTCGATCATGTGATGCAGCCATTGCATCAAGTTCTTTTTGGATTGTTTCAACAATATCAGAATGTTCACCAATACCTACTACTTTTTGCATATAGACTTCAATGTTTACTCTGTGCAACTCTATTTCTGCTTCTGCATGTAGTGTAGCTGCCTTTACTAAATTTTCTCTCAATTCCATGTTTCCTTTCCTTATGTTGTATGGTAATTACCTTTGCCCGGAATTACATTTCGAATACCGCCAGTAGGATCCGAACAGTCCCCTTTGCGCCTGAAGATCAAATGTATATGTGGATACATCACTGTTTGACCTGCATCTTCTCCTATATTTAAACCTATGTTATAGCCTGTTATATTAGTATTGGCTGATAACACGTTGTCATTGCCCATTGATAGTGCAAATTTAAAACACTTATTAATTTCTTCTTGTGTAGACTCTTTTGGTACTACTAGTACGTGACCTTCAGTAACTGGAAAGCCATCTTCAAATACAACAAAGTCTCTAGTATCTAAAAATACGTTAGTCCATGGAGCTCTATTTTCTTGTTGTGCTGTTGCTAGTGTATCATGCATCATATGTACCTACTATTTCCCAAGGATAAACAAGCCATACATCTTCTTCTGCTTTGTTAATTTCGTGTGCGGTGTAACGTACACTATCAAAGTTACTAGATAAGTTTTCAGTCAGTGTAGCAAACCTTACATTTGCAAGCTCACCATTCCACACTGTATTCCAGCTTTCCTCATTAGGGAAACAACTTGCTGCCCAGTCTTCTTTAATCCAATTAAATGTTGCACCGGTATCGTTAATGTCATCTACAACAAGAATCTTCTTACGTTTAGCAACGTCCCAACGGCTTTTAGTAGTAACACGCTCTTCTTCGCTAACATATCCAAATGCGTCTTCTGACATCCAGCAATTACTTTCAGGACCTACTTCATCGTCACGTAAACTTACTTTAAGTGCTTCGCAACGAACGTCTAACATGTTGCTTAGTATAGTCGCAGGCACGTTGCCGCCTCTAGTAATCCCTACAATGTAATCAGGCTTCCAGTTATCTTTTTGCATCTGCATTGCAATATCAATACACATTTTTTCAACATGACGCCAACTGTAGTAATGTTTCTTTATCATAATTATGTA